GTAGATAAAAATCTTTTCCTACAAAAAAGCTGTGATATTATTTTAGTAGAATACAGATTACTGTATAGGGCATATATAGGTACAGACTTTGAAATGACTTGGGCACATTTAAATAGTCAACCAATAATTGTTTGGGCTCATCAAGATCTACAGCACAGAATTTATCTTAAGTTTCTTGCTACAAAACTTGCAGACACACTAGAAGAAGCTGTAGAATATATTTGCAATACATATCCATCAAGTAAATAGCCGAAAGGAAAACTAATGGCTGAAAATAAATTCAAGTACTTCACAATTACTACAACCTCAATTGTCAAGGCACCTACCGTAGCTGAGGCACAGAAGATTGCATCGAGTAATTCGCGCAAGGTATCTGGAACTCGTGGAGAACTCTTGTTTAAAGATGTTGATGTTCAACGCATCACGGCAGTCGAAGCAAGAGAACAAATCGAAGGTTAATTATTATTGGATCGGGGTGGTGGCGTAATAGCTGCCACCCCTTTAATTAAGGACAACAATGTCTAATCAAAAAATTATTGCCCAAATAGTTGGAAGAAATGAAGAAGATAGATTTTTAAAAAGCGTTTTAAGTAGACTATCAACTCAGGTTGATGAAATTGTTTTTACCGACGATTGCTCTGAAGACAATACCGCAAAGATAGCTGCAGACTATGCGCATGTATACAGAACCCCTGAACCAACATTCGCCGTACACGAAGGCAGATTAAGAACAACTGCTTGGTCTAACTTAGAAAAGCATGCAAATCCAGGCGACTGGGTTATTGCTATAGATTGTGATGAAATGCTCTATAGCTTAGATAATATGGATTCTCCGGACGTAAGAACAGTATTAAATTCTTCAGAAAAAGATGTTGTAAACGTGAGATTTTACCACATGTGGAATGAAACAGCGTATAGGGTAGATAAGCTTTGGGCACCAAACAATAGCTCAAGAATATTTAGGTTTATATCTGGTGGTCAATTTGCTGACAGAGCTTTGGCATGTGGATCTGAGCCAACATATGTGTCTGAATGGATCAAGAGAAGAAACTTTTGGGTAAATTCGGGTCTAGTAATGCAACACCTTGGTTACATTTTTGATCAAGATAAGCAAAAGAAATATGAAAGATACTCCCAAATAGATGGTGGAAAGTATCATAATTTATCTCACATTAATTCTATATTAGATGAATCTCCAGTATTAATTAACTGGGGAAACTTTGGACTTTAAGGAATAACTATGAAAAACGTAAACAAATCCCTTATTCAATTAACAAGCTTGATGAACAGCAATCAAAAGTTTGCTTTTATTAACATATCAAAATCTTCAATTATAGGATTAAATAAGAAAAGCGAAAAGTCTTTTCCTCCAAATATCTCTAAGGAGATAATTAATTCTATTAATATTTCTGGAAATAGAGTTATGAAAAATGTTTCCTATGACTTAATGAAAGAAATATCTGATGGAAAACATTCAGCAATTGGCTTGAATAAGGAAACTTACTATCATTCTCCAAATGTTTTTGAATACTATTTTGAAAACAATAAGGATGTATTTGATTCTATCATTTCTTTTTACATTAGAAATACTCCATCAGTGGTTGTTTCTTTGCATGACCAAAAAAGAGTTTCAAACGTTCTTGGATTAAAAGACAATGTTATTAATATTTCATATGGAAATATGTATAAGAGACACGAAGAAATCTTTAATGATATAGCAAAATTAAATAATAAAGTTCAATATTGTCTATTGGACTGTAGCTCACTAGGGCTTGCTCTATCCCATAAGATATGGAACGAATTAAATATGTCTATTATAGACCTAGGCAAAACATTAAACTTTATTAAGGACAACAACCAAAATTCGGCAGCTACAACAGCAGCACATGCCTAACAGTTTCCAGGATAGAGAAGAAGTAGAACACTTAACCGATTTATTATTTGATACATCCATGTCCTTGGCTGAGATAGCCAAGGAACTTGGATGGACCATAAACAAGTTAAACAAAGAAATAAATAGACTTGGTTTGAGTTGGTTAAAAAACTCTAAGAAAAAAATGTCTAGAGGACAAACTGCTCTAACTGCAATCATGCAGAAACTTCTTCCTGGAGAAAAAATAGTTAACGAGTTTCATATTGGTGATCGACTTAAGTTAGATGTTTATTGTCCAAAATATCAGATAGCCGCCGAGTATCATGGCAGACAACATTTTTTTTATACTCAAAGATTTTTTGATTCAAAGTATGAATTCGAAGAAGCTCTTGAGAGAGACAATAAAAAAATGGAGTTGTGCAAGCAAAATGGTATAGCTCTTATCGTTTTTAGGTATAATGATAAGCTAACAGAAGAGTCAGTCTTTGAAAGAATGATGGAAGCCATTAGGCATAGTCCATATCTTCCCAAAGATAAGCCAAAAAAAAGCGTTGTAGATACAACAGCTTATAAGATGGTTAAGAAAAAAAATTCTGAATACAGAAAAAAAGCATACAGATTGGCAAAAGAAAAAAGAAATGACAGTGGAAACAACAAACGAAATAAATAAAGATTCTGTACCTTTAGAGTATCAGATATTTGCTCTCTCCATTAGGGAAGAGGGTGCTATTTCGTATTTCTATGACAATCTTCCAGAAGAAATTGTTGGAACTATTCATGGAGAAAAAGGAATAAATGAATTTTATGTTGCCCTCTTATCTTTTTATAAGGCAACTAACTTAAAAGTTGTTGACCCAATAGCTTTTAAGTCTTGGCTACAAAGTGATTCAGATATATACGAAGCGTTAGGTGGTAACGCCGGCGTAACAATAATGCTGGACATACTAAATACTTTAGACCTATCCAGTCCAGACGCTATAGCAGAATTGGTTAAGCATAAGGCAAACAAAAGAAAGCAGATTAATTATCTGCAAGAACTTCAAAACATTCTCACACAAAAAGGCCTTAAAACAGAAGAGGATATTGCGCGTGTTCAAACTCTTACTTCTGAGATCAGAGAACTTGAAAATCAAATTAAGTATAATCCTCTAGATAAAGTAACAACTGGACTTCAAATCATAGAAAGAGTTGATTCACTTCTAGATATTCCCAACTTCCTGCCAACACAATTCAAGGCGCTCAATAGGGCTATGGGTTACACTAATAGCGGTGGTTTCTTTAGGGGCGCAGTGCATGCCATCATCGCAGCTTCGGGTAAGGGGAAGAGCACCTTTGCTAAATGCTTAGCAAACAACTGGCTGGATAACGGTTATAGAGTTCTGTATGTAAACTTTGAAGAAGCAATTGGTCACTGGGAAAGAATTCTTATGACTCAAATAATTGAAAAGAACGTATACTCAGAATCCTCAAAGTGGTCTGAAGAAGAAAAGTCTAAATACCTAGAAATTTTTAAAGCAAAACTATCTAGCTGGGGAGATAGATTGATGGTTAGACACGACCCAGACACTCCATATTTTGAAGACTTAGAGTTTTGGTTGAGAGACATAATAGGTCAGAATTCTATGATGCCAGATGTTGTGATTATAGATACGATACAATCAATGTTTACCAGAGGCAAAGGTAAGCCAAGATGGGGTGAGTTTGAAGAAATGATGGTTCGCCTAGAGAAGCTTGCTAGAGACATGAACTGTGCTTTAATTATTACAGCACAAGAAAACGCAAACCGAATGAAGGAAAAGCGTGAGGTAGTTCAGCAGTCAGATACTGGCGGATCATTAACTATTCAGCAGAAGTGTGCAGTGACTATATTTTTAACAGAAAAAAGACTAGCAACCGATGATGATACAGAAGATGAAAACATCATGCAATTACAGATTCCAAAGAATAGAATTACTGGTTCATCATTTCTATATGATCCACCGCTAGTAAAATATATTGATTATAAAAAAACATATGAAGAATATGAGCCAGTAACTGATGACTCATATACTTCATCCGACTCACTGTTAGACGAACTGTTAAGCGGTAAGGATTTTCACTAATGACAAATATTACAGTAAATGGATTAAAAGATTTCCAAATATGCGAAAGACTATACGACTATAGGCATGTGGAAAAGATGCCAGAAAAGATATACTCAAGAGATATCTATACAGATAAATTTGAAAATACAATAAAGAATATTATTTATTTCTTTTTCTTTAAGAAACAATCTGGAATTGTACCGTCTTACTCAGCACTATTAAATAGGTGGGAGAAGATGTGGTTTCCAAAAGATACAACCTCATATGACATTGTCACGGAACAACATGAAACTGTATATGGAAATATAGCTAGTCTCACATCAAAAGCGGCAGCTTCGCTGTTGATGTTCTATGAAACCTATAGTGACTCAGCCTATATCCCGATAGCAATTGCCGAAGACTATTTAGTTCCAGGAAAAAATGGCCAGAATATATCTGATACTTTTGATGTTATCTTATATAAGGATAAAACTTTTCATGTCATTAAACTAATGTTTAATTATAAGCAAAGTAATAGAGATCAATATAAGATTGATTTTGCCACCTTGTACAAGGGCTTTGAAACAAGACACCCAGAAAGAATGTCTGAAGTAAAGTTCGGAATGATAGACATGATGAGCCAGAATTTAAACTTTTCTGAATTTGTTATATCAGACTCTGATATTAATAACTTAGAATTATGGTATGGCAAACTGCATGCTACTGAAATATTTGCCCCAAAAAGAGGGCTGATACCTTATTGTAAAAAATGTCCTTTTGACGACCCCTGCTCAAAATGGACCGGATGGAAAAAGGATAATCAATAATGAGTAAATCAATACTAGATGATATTTTGGTAAATCAAAAAGAAGATAGTCCATTATCATCTGAAGATGAAATGTTAGCTCCTCTTCTAGATGAAATTAATTTAATTAATGATGAAAGCGTAAAGTCTTTTGTTAGATCTATTTTAATAAAAGCTGATTTCTTCTGGAAGATACCATCAAGTTTTAGTGGAAAATATCACCCAGCAGATGAGCACGGTGAGGGCGGTAACGCACTGCATACAAAGAGAGTAGTAAGAATAGTAAATGTGCTTTGTGAATCATATAATCTTTCCCTTGAAGAAAGAGACATAGTTATATCAGCAAGCCTGCTGCATGACGTCTGTAAGGGTATAAAAAATAAGGATACAGACACATTCGAATACGACCCTATGCATCCATATACTGTTGGTAAATTTGTTTCAAATTGTCAGAAAAGCGATAAACAATTTGCATCAGAACTAGAATCTTCTACGCTGTATTTGTCTGAAGATATCGTTCAATCAATATTGAGATTGGTTAGATGTCATCTGGGCCCATGGTCGCCAGTTCCTGAGACATATCCAATAACGTATTTAGATTATATTGTTCATATTGCGGACAACGTTGCCTCTAAAATACATAGTATAATAGAGGATAGCGATTTGATAAATCCAATATGGAGAAAAGATGGAACCAGAACAAAGAATTAAAAGAAGAAACCATCTTCTAAATCATTTAGAATATCTTATATCAGAGTCTGTTTACTATAGAACTAATAGCAGCTTGATGAGCAACAAAAATAAGATAGTAATTTGTAATATAAATAATAAAGAAAATAAAAAAAAGATATTATGAAAATCCCAAATGATCCAACAAAGTATTTAAGCTCATGGAATCTAGTAGAAACCGCGAAGCATGTTCCCTCTTTATCTAGAATTATTAGAGATAAGGATGGGGACAATCCTAGGTTTACTTCTATTTATGACATGGAAGAATACTGCAATAAATACGATAACACTGGTATATACACGTCTATTTGGCACTATAACTCTACCGATATCAACGAAGCGATAAGACTTGGTTCGCTGTATTTTGACTTAGACAATCCTGATCCAGATAAATCTTGGGAAGAATGTAAAAAATTATATAATTATTTAGAAAAAAACATACCAGAAAAATCTTTGCTGGTATATTTTACTGGTAAAAAAGGATTCCATATTGAATGTGAATCAATAGCTCTAGGCATAAATCCGTCTAACGCACTACCAAATATATTTAGGTACATTGCAACTAAGATTAAATCAACTCTAAATATAGAGTCAATAGACTTTAGCGTTTATGATGCAAGAAGAATGTGGAGATACCCTGGCTCTAAGCATCAAGAAACTGGTCTATATAAAAATCTAATACCAAAAGATATATTGTTTTCTAATCTAGAGGATATTAAATTATACTGTAAAGCCAAAGCAGATAACACAGTTCAAGAGCAGGAATTTAATTTAAAAGCTAATGAATGGTTTAGGCAGTTTACGTATGACATGGAGATTGATAAACAAAGATCAAAAGATTTTTTAGATTACTTTAATAAAAAAGGTTCTTCTGCTTTCAAAACTCTAACAGAAACAGAAAGAGTATTTACAGAAAAAGAATTGCTAGAACACTGCCCAGCAATTGGTAGGCATATAGAAAATGCAAAAAAGAATCGCAAACTTGATCATGAATCAAGACTCTTTCTATGCTCCATCCTAACTTATAATGAAGAATCAATTAAATTTCTGTATAGCATACTAAGTTTATGTGATGATTTTAACTATGAGAAATCAACAAGTCATATAAATGACTGGATAAGAAGAAGACAATTAGGGATCGGCGGCAGACCATATACATGTGAAAGAGCCAATGCGTCCGGAGTCGGATGCGGCGACTGCCACTTGGAAAAGAAAAAGAAATGGATTACAATAGGAAATAAGTTTGTTGAAGGAACAGAAGTATCTAACCCTTCGCCAATTAGGTTTGCTTATAAGAATAAAAAGGAAAATAAAAAATGACAAACAATGTAAATGATCCAGATGATGTTATCGGAACTTGTTCCGAATGTAAGTCGGACCAGCCAATGAACTATATGTACAATAGCCCGTTTGCACAAGAGGGTAAATCAGTTCCATGTAAGTACTGTGGTGGGATTGTTATAATTACATATAGAGAAACAAGAAACGAAGCCCTAAGAAATTCGGACACCGAAAGAGGCTTATAATTTGAAGAATTGGACCAACCTACACAACCATACTGTTTTTTCCATGCTAGACGGGCATGGAAGTGTAGAGGAATACCTGGAGAGAGCTAAGTCTTTAGGTATGACGGGGATAGCAACCACTGATCACGGCAATATTCACTCTTGGTTAGACTTCTATGATGCAGGAAAAGCAGTGGGGGTTAAGCCAATATTGGGATCAGAGTTTTACCAGGCTAGAAAAACTAGATTTGATAGAGATGAAGAGGAAAGATCTGGTCCCTCCAAGAATGAGTGGGAACAGAGAGGTCCATACCACATTACAATTCTTGCTAAGAATAATATTGGTTATCACAATATCATTAAAATGTCATCTAAAGCTTTTACGGAAGGTTACTACGTAAAACCCAGAGTTGATCATGATTTAATATCACAGCACTCAGATGGCATAATAGTATTATCAGGCTGTCTTAATGGCGAAGTGTCTCAAGCACTGCTTAGAAACGATTACAACACCGCATTAAAGCATGCTGCCTCCATGCAAGACATAGTCGGAAAAGAAAATTACTTTATAGAAATACAGAATCATGGCATAGAAGAACAGCTGAGCGTGATACCTGGTCTTATAAAAATAGCAAATACTATAGGCGCCAAGGTTGTTCCCTCAGGCGACTGCCATTATGTGCATCAACACGACGCTCAGTCACATGACATAATGTTATGCGTTGCTACCAACAGCAATATTCATACTCCAAATAGATTTTCTTTTTCTGGAGACAAGTTTTATTTACAGTCCTATGATGAAATGTCTTCAATTTTTTCTGAAGAATATCTAAAGAATACAATGCATGTAAATGATATGGTTGATGTTGATCTTAAATTTGGAGACATACACTTCCCTGAATTCCCGATACCGACTAAAGAAAAATCAATAGATTATTTTGAAAGATTAGCATGGGATGGATTAAGAAAAAAGTATGGAGAAGATTTACCTCAAAATATAATTGATAGAGCAAACCACGAAATAAGAGTCGTAAAGGAAATGGGTTTTCCAGAGTACTTCTTGGTTGTATCTGACTTGGTTAGATGGGCAAAGGGAAACAACATAAGAGTAGGCTGGGGAAGAGGATCTGCAGCTGGCAGTGTGCTGTCATATGCATTTGATATTACAAACCTAGATCCAATTAGATTCGGATTAATGTTTGAAAGATTTTTGGTAGAGGGTAGAAAGTCAATGCCTGATATTGACTTAGACTTTGATGATCGATATAGGGATCAGGTAATAGAGTATGCTCGAAATAAATATGGCGAAGACAGAGTTGCTCACATATGCACATTCAATAGAACCGGAGCTCGTCAATCCTTGCGCGATGCAGCAAGAGCCCTTGGTTACGACTTTGTAACTGGAGACAAAATTTCCAAGTTAGTTCCCCCTCCAATTCTTGGTGTATCAAAAAATCTAGAAGAATGTATGTTGTCGGAAGAGTTCAAGAATGAATATAACTCAAGTCAAGACTCAAAGAAGATTGTAGACACGGCTCTTGGACTAGAGGGTCTAGTTAGACAGACCGGCATTCATGCTGCTGGTGTTGTGATATCAAAGGGTCCACTCGTTGATTATCTACCAATCATGAGAAAAGGTGTAGATAACCCAATCGTTACACAATGGGACATGGGAAGAGTTGAGCAGTGTGGACTATTGAAAATTGACTTCTTGGGCTTAAGAAACCTTGGGGTGATAGATTCATGTGTTAAGTTAATAGAAAAAACAAAAGGAATTTCATTAGATATAGAAAAAATTCCTTTAGATGATAAAAAAACATTTGAAGAATTATGTAAAGGTAACTGTATTGGTGTCTTCCAGTTGGAATCGGCTGGCATGAGACAGTTAATGATACAGCTTCAACCTCAAAACATAGAAGATATAATGGCTTTAATATCATTATATAGACCTGGCCCGATGGGATCAGGAATGGACAAGCTGTACATTGACAGAAAACATGGTAGATCTAAAATTTCATATGATCATCCAAAACTAGAAAATGTTCTTGGACCATCCCTTGGTATTATGTTGTATCAGGAAGATGTTCTTGGGGTTGCTAGAGAATTAGCTGGCTTTAGTTCCGCTGAAGCTGATGACTTACGCAAGGTCATTGGTAAGAAGTTGATGGATAAAATAGCTTTATTTAGAAAGAAGTTTGTAGACGGATGCGTTGCTACTTCTGGAATAACGGAAGAGAAAGCTAATAAGATTTACTCTGATATTGAATACTTCGGTGGCTATGGATTT